AAACTTGTTGGTCTGCTTGCCATTGACTAAACTCAATATCATTCATTTCACGGTCAATTATTTCATCTGCTTCGACATCGTGAATTCTTACCTTCGGACGAGATGTTGTTTTTGTCATTTTATGCTCCGTATATGCTAACTGAACCTGAACTAAATGTTCCTGTTGTTGTTAAAGTAATGCTGCTAATTACACTTGTTCCCATATAAAATCCACTGCCAGCAAGCGATTCAGTTACTTGCGCGCTTCCTGTGCCCAGTGTGATTGGCTTGTAGCCAGCAGCATTTGAACCATTGATAATGATTGCCGCCATGAGATTTTGATTTGCTTGTGAAGTGGCTGAGCCTTGAAGATTTATTTTATCCGTGATAGTAGTGTCGGCTTGACCAGTAGCCTTAGAACCGAAAAAACGATAATTTGTTCCTGTGTCCGAGTTAATTCTTAGTGATATGAGTTGGCTTGTTGTTGTGCTGACCAATGCATTACAATAAATTAGAAGACTGTTTTTGCCTGATAATCCGCTGATAGTAGTTGATGAACCACTCACTGAAGTCGTACTTATTAGCGCGTAATTATCTGCTGGAATAGTTACTGTGCCCCATGAATTTGTCGTTCCATTTGTTGTCAAGTATTGACCAGATGTTCCAGTTGCAAGTCTGGCAAATGTTCCTGATCCAGTTGCCTGAATTAAGTCTCCAGATGTTGTCATAGCAGTTGCCATTGAGTTTGTGACCGTAACTGCTCCGGTTGTACCGCCGCCAGAAATACCAGTGCCGGCATTGACGGCAGTGATGTCTCCAAGTTCCGGAGTAATCCATGTAAACGCCATATTTGTTCCGGATGTCTTTGACAAGACTTGTCCGGTTGTACCGCCTAAGAGTCCAGCCATTGACGTATCAACCGCCTGTCCAAAGACTGCGAAATCAGCTGGAAGATCGGTGACTAAATCTGTCGCCGTAGGCATCACCCACCCGAAATTTGCTGTTGGATTGCTCATCTTTTCTCCTTAACTAACTATCGTCGCGTCTGCCCATTCGAGCAGCGGATTCACTGTGTTCCATTTTTCTGTCACCGGAACGCTCTGCCAATTCATCGCTTGCAAGCTGTATGAGATAGGAGAGAGATTCATTGTGACTGAAATTTCGTTGTATGCGGCTTGAAATGTCCAGCCTTCGACAAATCCCAAGAAGTTTCCGCTGACCATATTGAGCGGAAGATCACTAATTGATACCGGCATTCCCATAAATACGCCGATGAGATTATTGCGATCCGAATTGTCAATCTCTGGATTCGTCAGCTGGTATGTGATGTTAGTGAATGCAGCTTGCGGATAAGCTCGGAGTGAGAGATAGAAATCCGCTTGCGTCTGTGCGTCAGCTGCATTGTAAAGAGTGGTCGTGATGATTTGTCCGAGTTCGCCATAAACACTAATTGAGTCCACATCAATTGCAGATTTCTCACTGGATGACGTTGCGTCGTATTTCAATGTAATTGAATTTCTAACATCTCCGGCACGTGTCTTAATTGCCAGTCCAGCACCTTGCGCATTATTAGCAGAAAGTTCAACGTATCCATTGGCGGCAAGATATTGAGAGCGATGAGTGCTGTCTGCGTAAGAAATCTGACCAGATGCGTTTTCATAAATGTAACCGAGACCAGATGTTGCAAGTGCGCTAACCAGTGAATACGAATCAGTTCGGAGTGATGCTCTAGCTGCCAGCGTGTAATCGCCTGGGCGATCTATTGTTCCAAGTCCAGTGTTAAAAGCATTTGACCAAGTTAATGTCGGATCAACGCTCTGCCATTGCAACGCAACTGGCATTTTGTTCCATGATTGAAAGAGAATCTCATGGAGTACGTCATAAATCTGATCTCCATCGTTTTCTTGAATCAAGACACCATTGGTCAGAATCTTAGGCAATCGCGCCAGAGCACCGAGAGCGATGAGAGTGATGCGCTGTGTGTAACCGACGCCGCCGATTTCTGCCACTTCAATTCCAAGATCAGTGATTGTGCCGCCAAATATAGGCACATAAACCGATGATGAATTCATGAGTTCAACCGAGATTGAATCATTGATTGCAATGGCAATTGCAGTTTGATTGAGATTGATAAGAGTCAGATTGCAATATCCGGCAGCTGCTTGCTCATAAATGTTTGTCCGACCAGAAGTGATTGACATCGATGCCAGCACTGAGTCAGTGATTGAAACACCGTTGAGTTCAACATTCCAGATGGGATTGAATTGAGTCACTTGTCGAATGCTCCGACCAGTGCTCCAGCTCCGAGAGTGCCGCGATAGAATGAGTCATTGAGAGTGTTCACAACTGTGCGTGCTGTGCCTTCGGAATCGATTGCACCATTGACGGTGATGTTGATCATCGTCGCAGCTTCTCCGGCGCGGAATTGTCCGGCATTAAAAGTCGGTGCATTCGCTGTTGCGTTGAGTGCATCTGCTTGCTTTGAAAGAACATCAAATTGCTTGACGAGTGCATCAAGCTGCTTTTGACCGGCTGCCTTGCTGATTCCATTTGTATCGACTAAGAATTGAAGATCGGCAATGTTATTTGAAACCGCAGTGAGTTGATTGACAAGTTCGGTGAGATTCTTTGCTCCGACTATTTCGCTGAGTGCTCCGCCCGTACCACCGCCGCCGCCACCGCCGCCGCCACCGCCGCCAGTTCCACCACCACCACCGGCAGATGATCCGCCGATGAATGTTCCAGTGCTCATCTGATAATTACCCAGAGCACCCGTTAAAGTTGATCCACCACCGGAAGAGTTTGAATCTCCTTTTGCCAAGTTGAGTAGATTGGCTGTGGTCAATCCAAGCGCAGCAAGCGCAGCTGCTCCAAGCAATAAATTCGCTCCACCCGTTGCAAATGCTTCGGCAACGGCAGCGGCAAATGCGCTAGTTCGAAGCGCAACCATGACTGCGATGATTCCTTGAACCGCTTGCACAAATGCAAAGATTTTGGAAGTGACCCACATTGCTGCAATTATTTCTGCAACGATTTTCAATTCATCTTTGAGATCAATGACCGTCTTAATCAATGATCTGACTTTGCCACCCCATTCGTATGCGGCTGTTCCGGATTTGTCTATTCCGTCCACAATGCCATTTTGACCGGTAAGAGCTGCAATGAATAGATTCATATTGGGAACGGCTGTCTGAATGATGTAATCGGCTAACTTCTGAACCAGTGGAAGAAGAGCTGCTCCAATAGCTTCTTTCGCTTCCTGCGTTGCAATAGCAATTTGACGGAATTTGAATTCAGCTGTTGTCGCTTGATTTGCAATAAAGCCGTCATAAGTAGCACTGAGAGATTTGACCGCTTCTTGATGCGACATTGTTTTAAGATCGGCTGCACTCAGAGTCGTTCCCAATTTTGCAAGTGCTGTGTTATTTCCATCAAAACTCTTTGAGAGCGCATTGGCAACTGTTTCGAGTGGCTTTCCCGTTGCTGCGCTGATTTCCTGCGCAAGCGATAAAAGTTCCTGAGCTTTAGTCAAATCTCCAGTGGCAGTCGCTAGGCGAGACAAGGCTGGACGAATTTGATCATCAGTGGTCGCAGTCGCAATGGATTGTGCCGTGACGTATTTATCGATTCCGGCTATTTGATCAGCTGTTGCGCCGGTGGTTGCTCGCAGAGTTTCCTGAAGTTTTCTTTGACCAGTTTCATCTTCTGCGGCTGCTTTGACTGATGCAATAGCGAACGCGCCAATGGCTGCTCCGGCGGCAGCAAAAGCAATTGCAGCTTTCCTTCCGAAGTCACCCATCTTCTCGCCGAAAGATTCGACGTCATTTGATCCGGATTTGAGATTCTTTGTAAGATTCTCAACATCGGCAAGGATGGAGAGTTTGAGCGTTCTTGAACCCGTTGCAGCCATTACCACTCCTTCACAATCTTAGAAAATGCTTCTTCCCATTTCTTCAAGATTTCTGGCTGTAATCTGCGGAGCGTTGGATAGATAAACCATCCTTTTGATCCACGTCCTTCACGACCAGACCAGATTGGAAATTGACGGAATTTATTTGATCCGAATTCAGTACCACCCCAGAGCTGTTGAGTCGTAGCACCGCCGCTAAATTTCTGACGAGCAAATCCGTATGAAATTTCTCCGACTTTAGAAGATTTAGATACAACCGATCCCAGTGAGATTCGTGATGCGACTGCTCCACGCGCTTCGGCTGCAACGTTCACATTCTTTTGAACGAAAGTAGCAAGCGCGCTTGATTCCTGTTTGGCTGCATCAATAGCAGTTTCATCCATAGCTTTGAAAGCTTTGACAATGGAACGAAGTTCTTGCTTATCGTATGCAATGACTTCACTTTCCATTTTGCTTCTCCAATAACTCGATAACGGTCAAGATGTCTTCAGCTGTGACGAATTCACTAATCGGCTGATTGCTCCAGAGAGCCACCTGCCAGAGCGTTCGACTTATGCTTCCGACTGGATGGCTTTTGGGTCGATCGTGTCACCGACCGAAACTCCTGCCACCGTTTCACACCACACTTCAAATGGCTTGACTGCTTTGCCGGCAGCTTCGCGCTTCATTGCGTGATACGACAAGAAGAGAAGATCAGAAATTCCAATCTTTTCTTGCGCTTGCGAAATGATGAATCCAGTTTCCTGCTCCCACTTTCGCCACTCCGGTGGCTGCGCTATATGTGTCGCAGTCTCACCATTCATGTATTCGATGTTGAGTTGTAGTTTCATGCTCCCGATCTCCTTCTATTAGCTGAATGTTCCGACGGGTGTCGTTACACATGTGAATGAAAGTGAAACTGTCTGCGCATCCGGAGCTGTGCCGCCGGCTGATGGAAGAATCGGCTGAACATCAAATGCAAAGACTGCGCCTGTGTCAGCTGTGAGAGATACCGGAAGAGCTGTGTTCGGTGCTGATGTTGCAGCTGTCCAGAGAGCTTCGCAGAGAGATGAAGCAGCTCCCCAATCAGCAAGCATCTCCACTGCAAAAGTGCCTTGTGTATCTGTTGTGTAATACGCTTTTCCATCGAGCGTCTGATAAGTGTTGATTGTTGAATCAACTGTCAAAGTCGCTGATGTTGCTTGCGCGTCAAAGTTGTCTGAATCGATCGTGAAAGTTATGTCGCGACCGGTGATGATTGCTGTTGCCACTGTGTCTCCTTAGTTTGTCTGTGTGTAATAAGTGGAGACTGATACGTCTGCAGTTAGCAGATTGCTCGCTCCGACCGAAGTGATGACCGGACGTTGAACGTCTCCGACGACGTACCCCGATGGCATAGCACCGAGAATGCTGATCATGAGCTGCTCCAGATTGTCCAGAGCGGCTGCGTTATTGTTATATGCGACGGCTGCCGTCACATCAAAATTGATTTTGACTTGAATTGCGCTACCGAGCAGAGTCGGCTCTAAATACGGTGATGATGGGACAATCACGCAAGCTGGCGGAATGACTGTCTCCGGAACGGATGAATAAACTGAAGCTGCAACGCCGCTGAGAGCTGTTGCAAGCGTCGCGCGAACATCGGCTGCAATTGTGCTCATGTTGCAATCGTTTCGACGTCGATGAATGGAGAGATCAATCCAATGACCCGATTGAGTAAGCTGCGTCCCATTCTGAACGGCGTTGGAGCAAAGTCCACGCCTTCAATTTGACCGCCGGCAGCTGTGATGCTTTGAAAAATTTCATTTGATACGACAAGAAGTGCAGACTTAATCGGTGCGACCCCTTGATAAAGCTCTGCCGCTGTGCTGCCGTCTAAATACGCGCGACCAGCTGGAATGATTGGAGTGAGAATCTTGTCTGGCTCATCTTCAATCAGAGCTGTGAAAATGTACGTGCTAATTGAATGTCCAGTGACTGTGTAGCCACCATCGATTCCCATTCCGCATCCTTCGATGGTAATTCCTTGACCCACGACGAACATGCTTGGACGGAGTGTCGTGCAATGCAATACGCCATCTTGAATGCGGACGGAAGCGACGGCAGATTGATACTGAGTAAGCAATGGCAAAATGACGCCTTCAGCTGAGTCAATTATCTGTTCCAGATATGGATCGTCATAAAGAGAATCAGAGACGCCAAGCACCTGTCGCAGCTCTTCAACTGTGATGATATTCGGCATCTCTGATCCTTTCGTTCTGCTCGATCACGTTCGGGAGCGACCGTGACCGATGATTAGTTGTAATTAGTCAGCGAATGCGTATGCGCCAGCTGCAATCTTTGTTGCTGTTGCGCCGTATCCGTAGAGAAGAATTCCGATTGAACCATCTGTAATGTAGTTTGTGCGGAGTTCTAGACGTGGAGATTCGTACCATGTATAAGCATCTCGATTGACGACGTACATTGAATTGTCACCTGTACCGGATAGAGCTGTGTCCACCCAGAGATCGATGCCATTAACTGATCCGCGCAAGCTGCGTGGCTGTGCGTTACCGGCTGCGTTTTGTGGTTGTAGCGCGTTGTAGATTGGACGTCCATCAACGTTGAAGCTCATAATCCGTCCCCACATTGCTGGAGAGACCACGATTGCATCAGCGAATTTGAA